GTGAACGCTTGGGTGTTGGATGCGCCGCTTCCGATTCGTCCGCCGAGTCTCACCACATTCCCGGTGATCCGGTAGCCTGCCACCGTATTCCCGGTAGCCGGACCAGCAACGCTTGCCCAGGAGTTGGTGTACGAGAACGCCAGCCATCCCGAGTCCTGCTGGCCCTCGACGATATGCCAGTTAGTCCCGTCTGCCTGGAGCTCGACATAGGCGCCGTAGGCAGAGCATTGGATCGAGGTTGCGTTCGCGGGAACACCTGGGCCGAGGATATAGCCCGATGTCGCAGCGGTCGATATCGTGATCGTACCGGCCGCGGCGTCAACCTTCTTGACCCCGATCGCTGCACCCGAGACGGGCGTCGGTAGGTCGATCGTGATGGCGTTGGTGGAGGTGGTGACGAGGTAAAGGGTGCCGGGTACGGCGTAGGGGGTATTGGTAATCGACGCCGAGATAGCACTCGGGTAGGGCATCATCTGGGTCAGGGTTGTCATCTCGGCTGCAGTCAACACCTGACCGGAAATCCACGTCTGTACGGGCATATATGCTCCTCAGTAAGCCAGTTCGGACGTGTTTAGCACGCCGTAGGTTGCGCTGTTCAGGACGAAGTAGTTCTGTAGTGCGGCCGAGCCGAACGCCAGTGACATGTTGTAGGTGTTGTTGGGGATGTCAAAGTCCCAACCAACTTTATCGATATAAGACAGGAGGCTGATCACCGGTGGCGTCCCGCCGCCCGGAGGCGTTCGGCGGACGGTGACCACCTGGGGGATGTCGAGCGCGGCTAGGGTCTGGACTTGCGTCGTCGGTATCCCACCGATGTTCACCGTCATCGTGTCATACCGGATCTCGGGCTGCTGATACAGGGACAATACCCAGTTGCACAGGGCGAGCACGTCGGCGTCGGTGTTGTTCTCGAGCGTCGGCATGCCGAATGCGCGCATCAGATACTGCGCCTGACTGGTCGCTGAGTTGGCCTGCTGGGTGACGGGTGAATCGCTACTAAGCGTGGCATTCGAGTTCCGCGTCCCGTTGACCTGGTTGTACAGTAGCAGGGTGGCGCTAACCATCCCTATCTTCGTGTAGGGGAAGGCGCCCGCGTTGAGGTCGCTCGCAACGTCCGAGAACGTAGCGTAGTTGGCCCCGGCGCCCAGTTGCATTATGATGGCGTACCGGTCCATGAACTGAAACGCACCGGTCCGGTCGATAAACAGGAAGCCCCACTCAGAGGCGGAAACGGACTGCATGTCGTCCAGCATCACGTCGCCGTTGCCGCCGCTGGTCGCTGCGCCAAAGATGTTGGGCTGCAATAACGTGTTACCGGCGGCGATCCGGGGTGAGCCGGGGAAGCCGGGAGGCGGGATCAGAGCCAGGATGCTGGACAGGCGCGCTCCGGTGGATTGCTGGGGGGCGGTCCAGTTGACGATATAGGTATTGGCTAGGACTGAGAAGGAGTCCGAGGCCGAGACCTTGACCGACTCCCAGTTGGGGAGCTGGTAGTCGACGTCCCAGTTCTCGACGTAGCCGCCGAAGATCTGGATGCCCGCGAGGTAGACGGCGACGGGTGTACGCGGAGCGACGTTGGGGTAGTACGGGCTCGCGGTATTCGCGGGATCGAACTGACGGGTGGGATCGTACAACTCGAACGACAGCGTCCCGGTCGTGTACTGGTCGGTCTCACGCGAGCGCCCGCGAGAGATCGATACCTGTCCGATCGCGTACTGCGTGACGTCGACCCAGACCGAGCCTCCGAGCGTATACGTCGCGCTGTTGAGCTTGCCTTGGGTCGCGCTGTTCAGGATGAAGTTGGTGCCCAACGACGCGGTAGCCGCGAAGCCGATCTGGATGCTGAGCGCCGGGGCGTTGGGGCTCTGGCCCGAGGCGACGACCGCCTGCGTCCATTGGCTGGTTGCCCACGCCGAGGCGGTTCCGTCTGTATCGGTGACCTGGACATAAGCCGTCACAGACCCGGCGGCGGGTAGGCCGGTCAACGCGATCGCAGTCGCCGATGACGCGACCTGCCCGCTGTTGAAGACGTTCGGGCCGCCACCGTTGACAACAAAGCCGGTCGCGGCGATCTGGGCTGCGGTGTAGACGAGAACGGTATATGTAACCTGGACTTGCGCGCCGGGCTCGGCGATGCTCCACGAACAGTTCGGATTAGCGCTGGTGTTCGTGCCGCCGTTGACGGGCGAGAGGATTGTAACGACGGGCGAAGCGGTCGGGTAGACGGTGAACGATGAGGCAAAGGGGCTTGTGCCGCCCGCGTCAACCGTGCCAACGGTCCATGTATACGTGTTGCCGTCGACCCACAGCGACGCGCCAAACGTAATCGACGATACGGCCGAGCTGACGGTGATCGTGCTTGACTGGAACGCCGAGCCGGTCCAGTACGATGTCACGCCGCCGGTTACCCGCTTGAAGATATAACCGTTCTGCGGGGCAGCGCCGTCGGGGTTATGCGTCCAGGAGAACGTCCCGCCGAGGTTGGCCAGGTCCGGATAGGCGTTGTTCCCGGGCGACGTTAGCGACGGGGCGAACGGGGCGCCCTCGCAGGTCAGCGTCGAGTCAACGCCCGCATACGACTGCTCGCCCGACGAGTCCTTCGTCGCCACGTTCCACGAGTATGCCAGCCCGTCGTCGGCGGCGATCCACTGGGCCGCGGTGAAAGTGAGACCGTGGACGGCGGAGGTGTTGAACACCTCCGCCCCCACCCAGCCAGTACCGACCTGCCACCACTGGTATCCCAGGGGCCCGTTGCGCCGGAAGGCATACGACAGCTGGGTGAGCCCGCCGTTATAGGTCCACGTCGTCGCGAACCCGGCCGCGCAGTCAACGACAGCAGCCGTAGCGGGGAGCAGGAGCGTTGGCGCGTTGACGCCAGCCGTCGTGAAGCTGAGGACAGTCCCGTAGGCGATACCGGCTGCGTTCCCGTCGAAGGCGCAGAAGTAGTAAGTAGTGGCGGGGGTGAGTCCGGTTAGCGTCGCGGAGTATGGCACCCAGGACGCACCCGCCCCGGCGTCGTAGTTGGGGGTTACGTTGCCGTTGCCAGGGATTGCGCCGCCTGCGGTGGTGGCCCAGGAGAAGATCGCATTGGTGTCGAGGCCATTGGGCAGGACGTCGCCATTGAGCACGGCGGTGGTCGTAGTGACTGAGGTGGCGGCATAGGTAATAGAGCTGGGCGGGCTGGCCGGGGTGTAAGTGATGTAGATTCCAGGCGTGCCCGCGCCGTTGGTAGACCAAATGACATTATTAGTTGTGTTGCGGAACGTGAGCGTGATCGGGGTGCCGCCAGCGACATACACCGGTGAGCCGCCCGAGTCGGTGTGCCACGCCTGACCATTGACCGATGCGGAGCCAGCGCCGCACGAGACGCCGCCGCCCGTGTAGTACCCGGTAACAGAACCGACTATGGTGGAGGTGCTACCATAGCCATCGGCATAGAAGCTGACAGACGTGATCGTCCCGCCGCCGGCGGGCATCGTCCCGGACCACGAACCGCCGTGACCCGGCCCGTCATAGTATTCCCACTCGGCCATTGCCGGGTTGTTGCCATAGGTTGCCATGATTAGTGGCCCGAGACGCGGATCGGGATACTCCCGTGCGACTGCTGATACTGCTTCAGCGCGTTGACGACGGCCTGCCCGTCGTTCGACGTGACGTTGATGACGATACCACCGCCGCCCACGGCGGCCTGTTGCTGCTGCTGGTTCACGACGACCTCGCCCGCATGGAGATAGGCAATACCCGAACCGGTAACAACGCCGCCCGTGTCAAGGACCGGCATCTTCGGAAGGGCGAACGTGTCGCCGCCGAGGACGGGAACCCAACCGGGGATCTTGAACGACAACGCGCCGAGGGTGTGGTTCCAGAACGTTGCCACGAGGTCAAACGCGGCGCGGAACGGAGCGGTGATCACGCCCGCTACGGTGGACATGGCGGTACCGATCCCGGTACCGAGGGTCTGGAAGAAGCCGACGAAGTGGCCGATGAAGCCCGAGACGTCCGAGGTCACGGTCTGCCATACGCCGACCAGGAAGGTGATAATCCGGTCGATGGTCTCCACCACCGTGACGATTACCGTGATTGCCGTGCCGATGGTGGTGGAGATGATGTCCCATGCTATCGTCACCTCCTTGGAGATCACCGACCACCATATGGACAGAATCTCGTGAATGGCGTTCCAGATGTTGTTGGTGACGTTCCTAATCGTATCCCAGTGATCCTTGATCCAATCCGATAGTTTGGCCACGCCAGCGCTGATCACCGCAAAGACGGGCTGCAGGTCATGCGTGAGCATGTCAACCACCTTCACGATGGCACCCCCCACGACGCTTAACGCGGGGGTCAGCTTCTCGCCGAACTGAATCGCTGTGTCTTCAACCTTGGTCTTGGCCTCGTCAAACATGGCGCCGAGGTTCTGGAGTTCCTTCTGGGCGGCTTTGTGGGCGGCGTTGGACTTCGCAACGGCTGCGACGTCGGCGTTATAGGCGGCAGGTCCGGCCTCGATCGTCTTCGTCAGCTTGTCGGCGGCTCCAGCGCCGAGGGCGTCGGTCGCTGCGGCCATCGCCGCATCCGCACCGTGTGCGAGGTAAATCGCGTGGAGTTGCGAGATCACACTGCCGATCCCGACGAACTTGCCCGCGGCGTTGTCGACGGTAATGCCCAAATCGGCAACCTTGACCTGGGCGGTGGCCTCGGCAGAGTAGGCCGATCCGAACGCGGTGGCGAGCGAACCCTGCTGACCGCCAAGCTGCTCAACAGCCTTACCGTAGTTGTAACTGGATATCGTGCCGGCCTCGAGTTGCTGCGCCAGCGCCAATGCCGGCCCCGTCAGCCCACCCATATCCGTTGCCATGTTCCGCTGCGCTACGGTCACGCCGAGAGATGTCTTGATCAAGGTGGCGAAGCCCGACGTGACGGCCGAGATGGCTTTGCGGCCGGTCTCGCCGTGTGTCGCCAGATCTTCGAGCAGACCGCCGACATCCTTGAGCGGAGGTGCGGCGACGCCTAGGCCGGCGACGAGCTTCTGGACGGACGCCGTGACTGTGTCTACACCCCCGCCGACCAGGCGGGCGGCGTTGAATAGGATGTTGGAGTCTCCCGCCGCAGCGGTGGACTTCTGGCCATAGATCTGCATGATCGTGGCCAGGCTGGAGGTGCTCCCGGCCAGGTCGCCGCCCGTCGCTGTCGCAAGGTTCTGCGCGGCGTTCATGACCTGCTGGGCCTGCGCCGCATCTAGGGCGTGCCCCTCGACCGAGCCCAACTGAGCGGCTACGCCAGCGTATGCCGACGTGATCGCCGTCGCGTCATAGATCGTGGAGTTCCCGGCGTCCAGGAACGAGTCACTGATCTTCTGGGCGCTCTTCGTCGAGATCCCGGCGTCAGCCGCCAGGGAGTCGGTCGCCTTGTCGAACTTGTCCGCCATGTTGACGGCGAACACGCCGACGCCAACGACGGCGGCGCCCACCGCTAACCCTGCGGTGATCCACGGGTTCGCCATCGCCATAGACTTGAGCCCCGCCAGGGAGAACGAGTTACCTGCGGCGTCGGTGCTGGCCGCCGACTCGTCCATCGCCGCGGTCGACCCTGCCGCGACCTCGTCGGCGGTTGCGCCTACTGCCTCAAGCCTGGCAATTGCGGCAGCGGTCTCGGCCGTGACGAAGATTCGGACCAGACGGTCGGCCATCTATAACTCCAATGTGTCATCTAGGGCGGTGCCGACCAATGTCCAGACGGCTAAGTCGATTAGTTCGGCCTTAGACTTGAGGGCCGGATACAGGTATGGACGACCCCGCTGCGGATACCAATGATATCTGTCGCCGAACAAAGGGTGTCGCCACCACTGAGGGCCGGGCTTCGCGCTGCCCCTCTCCTCCAGCTCCGCCAGCGTGCCCTTGGCGACTACCGATACGGTGAAGAGGCTGGTTCGGACTTTGATCGAATTGGCGATCTTCTGGGCGTAGCTAGCGTTGTGCCGGGCTTCGACTGCCACGATCTCGCCAATGTCTTTGAGCCCGTGATGGATCTCCTTGTACATCAGAGGTGCCGCCCGCTTCATGTCGCGCGCCAAGTGGGCGAACGACTGCATGTTGACGGTGATCGCTGCGGACCTAACGGTCTTGACGTTCTTGGCGAGCATCAGCCACCATCCCTATGGGCGCGGTTGTAGGCAACAAACATCGCTTCTAGCAAACCGTCGGGCAACTCCGGATCAAGTAAATACTGAGGCGGTATCCCCGCTTGTACGCTCAGCTGGGCGACGGCGTATCCGACTGAGCCTCGCTGAAAGGGACCGACTCCACGACGATATCGATAGCGTCGACGGTGTCGGCCCACGCCTCGAACTCCGGAAACGACGTGCCGCGGAGCTCGCCGAAGCGACGCTCGCACTCGTAGGCTAAGAAGTACAGGCGGGTCGAACTGTCTTCGCCGCCGAAGGCGTCGCGAAGACCGACGTGGAACTTAGCCTCAAGGGCCATCTCCGCCGAGGCGCGGCAGGGTGTCTTCGTGACGGTCCCGTCGACGTGGTGAACGAGGATGATCTTGCGCGCAAACGGGTTGACGCGCTGAGGGTTTGGGGTTTCCCGTCCGTCGACCATCAGAGTGTCTGGGTAACAGCGCCGCTAATCGGCCAGGTGACCGACGCCTTCTCCAGGTCGCCAATCTTGCCGGACAGGTCGGGCCACTCGGTGATTAGAACGAAACCGGAGTACGCCGGGTTGGTGGTCGACGTCGCGGCCGCCAGCGGGAGGATGACGAACGAGGTTGACGAGCCGACGAGGGGGAGAATTGTCGCCTCCGGTCCGCCCGACGAGAAGTCCTGCTGGAACTCGAGGGTGAGCTTGTGGTCGCCGAGGCCGGCGATGCGGGTCTTGGCGCCTGATCCGAACGCGGTTGTATCGACGTCCGCGTACGACTGGTGAATCTCAACCTGGTCGATCCAGGTGCTGAGGTTCACACCGCCAACGGTAATTTGGGGATTGGTCAAAACCGTCTTAGCCATTGCTCTGTGTCTCCTTGTCCGGACGTGTTACCGCCGGGGTTCTGGGGGCTAGGTGTCCGCCCCTGATTAGCGCGTCGACGTTGTAGCCCTCGAGCTCGTCCTCGGTCAGGACGTCGCCCTGCTTGCCGCCCATAAAGTTAGTCGTCATCACCTCATACCGCGTGCTCTCAGGCAATTACTTGAACCTCGAAAGGGACCACAATGTACTCGGCGCCTGACGTCCCTATGCTCAGCGCGGCGGGTGGGCCGGACTTCTTGACCAGGACATCCATGACGACCCCGCCCAACGTCCGCGCCCCGCTAGCGTCCGGCGTCTCGACCGCGACCGCGACCGAAGCGGGCGAGACGACGTCCATATACGATTCCATAGCCTCGAGTGCCGCTGCCTCGCTCGACCGCGCGACGATGATGTGTAGCGTGAACATGTAGGTCGCACCACCGCCAGCGATTGTCCCGGCCGCCAGGTGGTATTCAACGGTGTCGACGGCCGCCATGCAGACCGGAACGGGCAGGCGGTCAGACAGGTACGCGAAGGCGTTCATGTCCACGCCGTTAGCAGTCAGGACCGAAGCGACCTGTCCCGACAGCGCCTCGGCAATCTGCTGGAGGGCCGGTGTGGAGTAGGTCACGCCACCAGTACGCCGGTCCGAATATACGGAGCCAGCAACATCCTGGTTTCGGGGTGCATCTTGTCGCCGGTCCGGAGGACGCCTGTCTCGCCGAACGGGGTAGCACCGAACGGCACATCGTCTGACTTGTAGATCTTCATCGCCTCGAGGATGCAAGCCTTCTTGACGTCGGTGGGTACGTAGTTCCAGCCGAACATCGCATAGACGCCAACGAGCGCCTGGGTGTATGGTCGCGGATACGCGAGGCCGCCGTACTGGGGGAAGTACTGGGAGCGGATCGCCCGGATGCGGTCGAACGCCCACGGCTGCCCGTGGATGAGTCCGTTGATCGGCTCAAGCTGGAAGTCGCCGCCGGTCGTGCCGATCCCGGCC